GTAACAGGTAAAGAATCCCCACAAGAATCCTACAGAAGTATGGCAGAGGTCGTACGGGATATGAACAAACCAGAATACACACAAGATCAAGCGTTCAGAGATGACGTGCTTAGAAAATTATCCGCATCAAACTTAAAAGTATAGGAGACTAATTATGCCAATGGGTAAGGGTACTTACGGAAGTAAGAAGGGTAGACCACCTGCTAAGGGTAAGAAAGGTATGAACAAAGGTATGTCAAAACTACCTGCGTCCGTACGTAGAAAAATTATGAAAAAATAATGGCAAAGAAATGTCCTTGTAAACATGGCAAGAAAAAAAAGCGTAAGTCTAAGTATAGGTAGAGGCGAGAAGTCCCGCAAGGGTGGTCTCACTGCTAAAGGCAGAGCTAAATATAATCGTGCAACTGGCTCCAACCTCAAGGCTCCACAGCCTGGGGGTGGTGCACGTAAGCGTTCCTTCTGTGCTCGCATGAAAGGTAACAAAGGGCCAATGAGAAAGAACGGAAAGCCAACCCGTAAAGCGTTGGCACTACGCAGATGGAAATGCTAAATGGCTAAACGAGGATTATATGCAAACATCCACGCCAAGAGAAAGCGTATCAAAGCTGGCTCTGGTGAGAAGATGAGAAAGGTGGGTTCTAAGGGTGCTCCCACCGCAGCTAACTTTAAACGGGCAGCTAAAACAGCAAAACCTTACAAGAAAAAATGAACAACATTTTCCCCAACGAAACACAACCAATTATTATGGATCATAACCACAACAACGATCAATGGCACGTTGCAGAAGAGACTAACGGTAGATTAGCTATGATAGGCTTCATCGCTGCTGTTGGTTCATACATATTTACTGGTCAGATTATACCTGGAATCTGGTAAATGGCAACAGTTACATTATCTCGACCAAATACTAATTGGCAGAATTTTTGTAAGTGGGTAACAAGCACAGACAACCGCCTCTATGTGGGGTGGTTCGGTGTGCTAATGATACCTTGCTTGCTTACTGCTACAACATGTTTTATACTCGCCTTTATTGCTGCACCTCCTGTAGACATAGACGGCATACGTGAACCAGTATCTGGCTCTCTACTCTATGGAAACAACATCATATCTGGAGCAGTCGTCCCCTCCTCCAACGCAATCGGACTACATTTTTATCCCATCTGGGAAGCAGCAACACTTGACGAATGGCTCTATAACGGAGGGCCATACCAGCTCATCATCTTCCATTTCCTTATCGGTGCATTGTCTTACATGGGACGACAATGGGAACTTAGTTATAGACTAGGGATGAGACCTTGGATATGTGTAGCTTACTCAGCTCCCGTATCAGCTGCACTAGCAGTATTTCTTGTCTATCCTTTTGGACAAGGATCTTTTTCTGACGGTATGCCTTTAGGAATCAGTGGAACATTCAACTTCATGTTTGTCTTCCAAGCGGAGCACAACATCCTTATGCACCCCTT